GAAGTTAAGCAAGCAGTTGTAACTGGCGTTGAGTCAGGCACTGAAAAGCTTATGGAAGATGTTCAGAAAGAGCTTACTGCTCGTAATGCTGACATGGAAGAGACTCTTGCTAAGTATAAGAAAGAGCTAGAAGAAAAGTCTGACGAAATCACTAAGATGCGTGACTCTAAGCGAGTTTTCGCAGATCGTGCTGAAAAGAGCGATATTTCTAAGTGGGGTCAAGACTTTGTAAACGCTCATATGCTAGGTGTAATGACTCGTAAGGGTTGGGACACTGCTTACGCTCGTGACCTTCAAGAAAAGGCCGGTATCGACTATGCAACTAACGCTGGCGATATTGACCAAGAAGTTTCATCTCTTATTGAGAAGGAAATTCAAAATGAGCTAAAAGTAGCTCAATTGTTCCGTGAAATCCCTGTGAACGGTGGAGCGACTGTGCTGCCGATTTCCGTAGATGTTGAACCTGCTACTTTCTCATCAAGTGCAGCAACTTCTGGTAACTTGGAAAATCGTGGCGCGTCTAACAGCACCTACCGTCCTAAGCAAGTAATCTTGAACGCTTATCGTTTGATTTCAAGCACCTTTATGGACAACGATGTCGACGAGCAAGTTCTGATTAACTTGATGCCTATGCTGATTGAAGGCGTAGCACGTGCACATGGTCGTGCAGTTGAGAATGCTATTCTAAATGGTAACTCAAGCGCACCTGCAGGTCTTGCAGACTTTGCCGCAGCAGCAACGCTGACTGGCACTGACAACATGGACATCTCTGATGGCGACTTGTTGACTGCTGGTAACCTATTGACCGCACGTAAAGCAATGGGTAAATATGGCTTGAATCCTTCCGATGTAACTTACATCGTTAGCTCAAACAGCTACTATGATCTGTTGTCTGATTCTGCATTCCAAACTCTGGATGAAGTAGGATCAGATCTGGCGGTACGAATCACTGGTACAATTGGAGCCGTGTTCGGTTCTCCTGTTGTTGTATCAGAAGAGTTCCCCGCAGACAACACTAACGGCAATATGGCTGCAGTAGCTGTATATGCTCGTAACTATGTGATTCCACGACTACGTGGTGTTACGGTTGAACAAGATTACGAAGTAATGAATCAGCGACGTGTTATCGTTGCTACTCAATCACTCGGATTTGAAGAAATCGTGGCCGGCGCTTCTGCTGACCAGCCTTCAGTTCGAATTAACTTCCAGTCTTAATAACCAGCAAACTTGGGGGAGCTTCGGCTCTCCCAGGTTTTTACTAATTTACTTATGGCAGATTTAGTTACATTACAAGATTATAAAGATGCAGAGGGTATACAGAATCCAAAAGAGGACGCACGTATACAAGCTCTTGTGTCTCCTGTGAGTGAATTAGTAAAAACCTATTGTGGGACTAGTTTTGTTGATTTTTTCTCAAACAATAAAGTCGAAGATTTTGATATTTATTGGGATACTCCAGCAGTACAGCTAACAGAGTGTCCTGTTGTAAGTATAGTCAGTGTACAGGAAAGAGATGGATATGATCAATCGTATAGCACACTTACTACTGGAGCGTATGAATATTACCTCGATACTCGTACTGATAGCGTTGTTAGAACTAATGAGTCTGGCAAGCGTCTTAATTGGAAGCATGGTGTTGCGGCCGTAAAGGTTACATATAGAGCTGGATATTCTTCAACACCTGCAGATTTAAGACTCGCAATATTTGATTTAATTACATATTATTTGCGAGATGAACACAAAGAACGAAGAACACTAGGGGGAGCGAGTATACAAAATCAGTCTTCTACTAGTCAAAGAAATAATGTTGCTTTTCCAGACCACATTAAGCGAGTTTTAGACTTGTATAAAATATATTAATGGCTAAAAAGTTTCCTAGAACTCTACGAGGCATAAGAGGCGCTCTTCAAAGAGATGTCTTTATGAAATCAAAAGCAGTACGAAAAGCTATTGATAGAAATCCAATGGTTTTACAGGTTACAAAACTTGACGAAGCCTATGCAGAAAAATTTAACGAAATAGCAAAACAAGTAAATGAAGCAGCAGAAAGAGAGGGTAAAGATTCTCAAAAAAGAATTCAATTAGGAGATAGTGGAGCAGTATTTACAATTAAAACTGCAAAAAGAATGGTAGACACTATGGCTGCGGCAGATAGTGCTGCAACTGGAGAAAATTTAGGCTTTGCTAACTTTAGACAGCAAAATTACTTCTTTAAAAAATTATTTCCAGAAATGACAGAAGGCTACGAATTAGGCCATAAAAATATAAGTGTGCTTCGTGCAAATATGGCTCTTGCTCTTGATGTTTTTCCTAAAGATGATCCTCGAAGAAAAGCACTTTTGGCCCTTTTTAGCATTGTAAAAGAATTAGATGAAATAGATGAGCCTGGTGTTAGTATAATTGATTTAATTGAAAAAACAAAAAAAGCCGCATCACGAAAAAGAGACTTTACTGTAGACTGGAACAAAGATATAAGCACTCTAGATGGACTGGACTACAGAATAGAACTAGAATATGAACCAATTGGACTAAACCAAGAAAAAGGGTTAATGGCTGCTAAAATTGGAGAGATATTTAAAGCCCTAGTAGAAGGAGAGGCAGAAAAAGTAGAAACTTTTTTAGCTGGAATACCTTACGAAAATTTACGAGGTTCTCCAGACCTTATTGATGATATTCTTGATTTAGCTGCGGATACAATTGATCCAAAAAAGAAATCAAAAAGAAGAAAAAGCTCTTCAAGAGATAGAGGTTCTTTAATAGGTCGTGGCAGCAAGCCGCGTAACAGAGCTAGTTTAACGGAAATAAGACAACCTAAAAGAACAAGAGCAAATACATCACAAAGAAAAGACTTATCGCCTTTAGCTTTAGCTGCTTTAATAAATAATAAGCTACCAGATGTAGTAGCAAAAAATATGGTTCCTCCAAGACTTCAGCTAAGAACAGGAAGATTAGCACAAAGTGCAAGAGTAATAGATGTTCAAGCAACTCGTCAAGGGTTTCCAAGTATTGGATTTACTTATGAAAAAGATCCTTATGCAGTATTTGAAAGTACAAGTGGAACAAGATTTTCAGATAGAGAAAGAGACCCTAGAAATTTAATAGATGCCTCAATAAGAGAAATCGCAGCAACATTAGTAACAGGTAGATTATTTACTAGGAGAATATAATGACAACAAGAACATATACTTCTCGTCGTGCTAATCTCCTAAAAGCAATTGCAGAAAAATTAAAAGATATAGACGGATCTGGAGCATTTCTTACAGATCTGCAAAACAATGTTCATCCAAGATTAAAATTCTGGGATGAAGTAGATGAGTTTCCTGCGGTACATTTAAATGCAGGGAGCGAGTCCCGTCAATATCAGGGCGGAGGATATAAAGATAGATTTTTAGTTGTAACTATTCGATGTTATGTAAATAGTCCAGATGATGCAACTGAAGAATTAAATCTTCTTATGGAAGATATAGAAACAGTAATTGAGGATAACTCTCAGTTAAGTTATGTAGATGCTCAAAATAATGAGTTTGCTACTCAACAGATCACTATCGTTAGTATTGATACTGATGAAGGTGTATTAGAACCTTTAGGAGTTGGTGAGATAACTATAGAGGTTCGGTATTAGAAAAATCTGACAAGAACAGATGTTCACGTTCAGAATTTTTTCAAGCTCTTAGGAGAAAATTATGGCTCAAACATTATATTTTAGTCGTGATACTAAATTTTTCGTTGAATTGCCACAAGCTAGTGGTGAACTTGTATGGGAAATTCCTATACTTGACGGATTTAGTTTCTCACAAGCGACAAACTCTACAGAAGTTACTCTTGCAGAAATGTCAGCAGGTGGAGTGTCAAGAAGAGGACGAGCCTTTTTTAACGACTCTCTAGCACCTGTTGAATTCTCATTTAGTACTTATGTACGTCCATTTAAAACTGCCGGAAGCGGTACGGGTGTTTTTGGTGATACTCAAAATGAGCACCATGCAGTAGAAGAAGTTTTATGGGCACTTATGGCAGGAGATGCTGCAGTAAGTAGTGCAAACTTTACAGGATTTACAAGAGATACCACCGATTTAGATATCTCATTCGCAAACTCAAACGTGGTAGAACTTGGACCAACTACACCCGGTAGAGAAGCGAATCTGTACTTTACTGTTGGATTTGGTAAATCAAATCCAAAAGTTTATAAGTTATCAAAAGCAGTTATAAATGAAGCAACAATTGATTTTGATATTGATGGTATTGCTACTATTAACTGGTCTGGTTTTGCTTCTACGATTGCACAATCAAGTGCTCCTACAGTAGATTATAACGAAGACATAAGCGCAACTGATAACTTTATACGAAATCGACTTACAGAACTTACAATTACAGCAGACGATACTACAACCTTCCCTGGAGGACACGGCGGTGTATCAGGTAAGTATTCACTTACTCTTACTGGAGGATCTGTAACAATTTCAAATAATGTAACATATATTACTCCAGAAACATTAGGAACTGTAAATACGCCACTTGGACACGTTACAGGTGGTAGAAATGTTTCGGGAAGCTTTACTTGTTATCTATCTCATGACACTGCAAATAGTAATAATGGTACTTCATCTGACTTTTTTGCAGATATGACAGCTTCGGCGGCTCTCGATAAAATTACAAATAGCTTCACTACAACTTTCTTAGTTGGAGGAGCTAGCGGAACGCCAAGACTAGAACTCAAGATGGATCAAGCTCACTTTGAAATTCCAACTCATAATATTGAAGATGTTATTGCTTTGGAAACAAATTTCCAAGCATTGCCAGCATCAGTTGATGATACTGACGAACTTGAGATCAAGTATGTAGGTAAAGCATAATTTATGCTAAACGAAAAAGGGGCTTCGGCCCCTTTTTTTATTCACCTCTAAAAAATAATTCTTGACTTTCACTCTCATATCCATTATACTATGACGATATTGAAATTTGTACAAAGGATTTATCAATGACCGAAGAGAAAAAACCAGTTTCACTAGCTAGTCTTATGACTGCTTCAAAAACGGTATCTATAGATTTTCCGGGCTATTCCGGCATGTCTGTAGACTTATGCTACTTAGCAAGAGAAGAGCTAGTAAAATTACGGAAAAAGTGTATTTCTACTAAATGGAATAAAAAAACACATCAGCCTGAAGAGGATTTAGATGATGAAAAGTTTTTAGTAGAATATACAAAAGCAGTTATTAAAGGATGGAAGGGACTCAAATATCGCTACCTAGAAGAGCTTCTTTTGGTGGATATAGCAGATTTAGATCCAGATGACGAGCTTCCGTATACTCAAGAAAATTCAGAATTATTAATGCGAAATGCAAACGCTTTTGATACTTGGGTAACTGAAACAATAGGTGATCTTGAAAATTTTACTGGACACAAGTAGATGAAATAAAGCGTCTGCTTGAAAGACATATAAAAGAGCAAAACTCTAATTTTGATGTCGACAAGTATTTATTAATCTGTGAACAGTTGGGCGAAGAGCCTGACCCTGCCAAAATGCCACTAGAGGCTTCTGCGTTTCCGTATGAAGTTCAGGTGGCATTTTTTGTGCTCGGACTTTTACCAGATCGCTATGAAGGAATGTCAGGAACTTACATGGGCAAAGATTGGAGTTCAGCAACTTTTATATTTGAAGCATATAACATAGAAGATGTACCAACAGTAGTATTTTTTGCAAAAACATATGAAACGATGTTAGTAAATCAAAAAGCAGAAGAACAAAAGCAAAAACAAAAACAAGCAGAAAGAAGATCAAAAAGCGGAGGTAGAAATACCTTTCAAGTAACTGGTTAAATGGCTAAAAAACGTACAG